TCAACTTAAGGAAGATATTTAATGCCAACATATCAATATACTTGTGGTGATTGTGAATTAGCACAAGAACTAAAAAGAACTATTGATGAAAGAGACAATGAAGTCTTATGTGAGCAATGCTCACAACCAATGAAAAGAACATTCAACGCTCCTACCATTACATTTAATGGTCCAGGATTTTACAGTACAGGTGGCTAAAATGGCTAAAAGAAAAGTAGAAATTCAATACAATCCTAATTGGACAATTTGGTATGAATATCAACACGGAAAAGATTTAATAGTTCCAGGAACTGAACTAAAGATTAAATATGAGCGTGGTATTTATAAGTTTGAAAAATATGTAATTAATTCAAAAACAAAAACAGAATGGCTTGATGTAGTTGGTCCAACAGGATATCGTTCCTTTTATCCAGAACAATTAAAGGGTATAATTAAACCTAAGAGAAAAAGGATAAAAAAGAATGTCTGAGTTAGAACTTGCTGACCGTTGGGAGCGCATTAATACTGTTGCTTCCGAATTTTTAAAAGGTAATACAAACCCTACTGATATTGCTAGGTCGACTGGTTTTAAAAGAGCAGATGTTGTTGAGTATTTAGAGGAGTGGCGTTATGTTATCAAGAGCGATAGGCAGGTTCAGATTCGTGCTAGAGAAGCTCTTACAGGAGCTGATCAGCATTATTCTATGCTTATTAAAGAAGCTTGGTCGGTAGTAGAAGAGGCAACTCAATCTGCTCAATTAAACCAAAAAACGGCAGCACTTAAACTTATTGCAGATGTGCAGCAAAAACAAATAGATATGTTACAAAAAGCAGGTATGCTAGATAACACTGAAATGGCAGAAAAGATTATTGAGTCGGAAGAAAGACAAGAAGTAATTATGTCTGTTATTCGTGATGTGGTATCTGATTGTGATCATTGCAAGATGTTAGTCGCAGAAAAGTTATCTAAGATTAGTGATAAGGCAGAACCTATTTAATGTTTGAAGACGTACTAGACCTTCTTGGCGGTGACGAGTTTGATGAAAAACCAGTTATGCTAGAAGAGTTTGTTGTGTCTGAAGACTATCTTGGATTGCCACCGCTATCTGATTATCAATACCAATCTATTCGTGCTATGAGTCAGATTTATAAAAAACAAACTTTGTTAAATCTTTATGGTGAAGATGAAGGTCAGAAAAGATGGAAGCAAACTTGTAATGAAGTAATCCTTCAGCTTGGTAAAGGTTCTGGTAAAGACTATATGTCTACCATAGCTGTTACTTATATGGTTTATCTTTTGCTTTGCCTTAAAGATCCCGCTAAATATTATGGCAAACCTCCAGGCGACTCTATAGATATTCTTAATATTGCTATTAATGCTCAACAAGCACAGAATGTTTTCTTCAAAGGATTTAAAACTAGGATTGAGAGATCCCCTTGGTTCTTGGGCAAATACACACCAACCGCTGGTGCAATCAAGTTTGACAAAGGTATTACCTGCCACTCTGGTCACTCTGAAAGAGAGTCTTGGGAAGGATATAATGTTCTTTGTGTGATCCTTGATGAGATTTCTGGTTTTGCTACAGATTCTACATCAGGTCACGATCAAGCAAAGACTGCCCAAGGTTTATACGATATGTATCGTGCATCAGTAGACTCACGTTTCCCAGACTTTGGTAAAGTTGTTTTGCTTTCATTCCCTCGTTACCGTAATGATTATATACAACAAAGATATAATGCGGTGGTAGCAACAAAAGAAATTCTTACTAAAGAACATACATTTAAGCTTGATGAAGAAATGGAAGATGAAAGACAAGACAATTATTTTACTGTTTATTGGGAAGAAGACATAATTGAAACATATAATTTTCCTAAAGTCTTTGCCCTCCGTAGACCAACTTGGGAAATCAACCCAACAAGAAAGATTGAAGATTTTAAGATTGCTTTCTTTACCAACCCTATTGATGCCCTATCTCGCTTTGCTTGTATGCCTCCAGATGCAGTAGATGCTTTCTTTAGGTCAAAAGAAAAAATTGAAACTTGTTTTAGAAGCCCAAGTCTTGCTGTAAATGATGAAGGAAGATTTGCTGAGTGGTTCCAACCTAATCCAGAGAAACAATACTTTATACACGTTGACCTTGCACAAAAGCACGATCACTGTGCGGTATCTTTAGCACACGTTGATAAATGGGTAAAGGTAAATACCTTTAACAACTATGATGTAGTTAATCCATATGTTGTTGTTGATGCTGTAAGATGGTGGACACCAACTAAAGATAAAACTGTAGAATTCAAAGATGTAAAAAATTATATTCTAGAACTTCGTGCTAGAGGATTTAATATTCGTAAAGTTACATTTGATAGATGGAATAGTTTAGATATTATGAATGAACTTAAGTCTCTTGGAATCAATACAGAAACACTATCTGTTGCCAAAAAACATTATGAAGATATGGCTATGCTTGTGGCGGAAGAAAGAATACTTGGTCCGTCAATTAATCTATTAACAGAAGAGCTATTGCAATTACGTTTGATTCGTGATAAAGTTGATCACCCAAGAAAAGGTTCTAAGGATCTTGCAGATGCTGTATGTGGTTCTATTTATAATGCTATTGCAGGTACTCCAAAGAATGTTGGTGAGAGAGAAATAGAGATACATAGTTTTGGTGACTTTAAAGCAGATGACCCAAAAGAATTTGGTGAAAATGTAATTGATGCACCATATAGACATAAGGTATCAGAAACAACACAAGACTTAGGTGATTATTTTAGTAGGATGGGGATGGTTTAATGTTTGATATATTTAATAATGATGATGAAGAAATGTCACAAATTATTGATAATCTTGTAAAAGATGGGTATCTTATTAAAATGGGTTATGATGGTAATGATGAGCCTTTATATCAAACTACCCCAAAATTTAGAAAACAGTTCCCTGAGTTTTATGAAGACCAGATTAAAGAAACAAATGAAACCATATTTGAACTATGGAATATGGGGCTTGTAGATATGACTGTAAAAGAAGAAATTAATGATTGGGTAGTTATTCCAAATGAAAAAACATATAGTTGTGATTTAGATAGTTTAACTAGTCATCAACAAAATATGATTAATTATATTAGAGGAAAATACTGATACAATATGGTTATGGATAAAGGATTTAAAGCAACATCAGGTATGAAAACTGCTGCTGCAAGAGCATTAAAATGGCACAAAGAAGGCAAACGTGGTGGTACATCAGTAGGTTTTGCTAGAGCCAATCAAATAGTAAACGGTGAAACATTAAGCGAGTCTACTATTGCTAGAATGTTTTCTTTCTTCTCCCGCCACGAAGTTGATAAAAAAGCTGAAGGTTTTAACGGTGGAGAAAAAGGCTATCCAAGTCCAGGCAGAGTTGCTTGGGATCTTTGGGGTGGCGATTCAGGTTTTGCTTTTGCAAGGCAAAAATGGGCAAATATTAAATCTATGAAAAAGATGGATTTACCAGAAGATATAGAAGAATAATAGTTAAAAACTATTGACAATCGATTAGAAATAGGATAATATATATATATGACAAACAATACAACATTTGAAAGCAAGGTTGCTTATGTGGCAACATCATACTACCGCCGTTTTGATGATATTGAGGAAGGCTTTGATACCACTAATGAGTATCCAGCAGTTCTTCGTACCATCTTTACAAGGCACGATATGGCTGGTGCAATCGCACTAGCACTCTTTAATGGTGACATTGAAGCAAAAACAGATACTGCTCGTAATTGGATTGAAGAATCTTATGATGTGCTAGTTGCTGTATTCGGTGATCCACAGGTTGAAACAGAAATCCCTGAGACACCAGCAGAAGAAGTTAAGGCAGTTAAAAAGCCTGTTGCAAAGAAAACTGCAAAGTAAATGATTTTCCCCCACAGTAATCCTGTGGGGGATTTTTATCAATAAAGGATTTAAATGAAAAAAGCATTAATTACTGGAGTTACTGGACAAGATGGTTCTTATCTTGTAGAGTTTCTTTTAGAAAAAGGCTACGAAGTTCACGGACTTAATCGTAGAACATCTACTCCAAATGGTGGTAGAATAAATCACCTAATAGGTGCACCAAATTTTTTTATGCACGATGGAGATTTAACAGATTCTGGATCGCTCACACGAATTATTGATTTAATTAAACCAGATGAAATTTATAATCTAGGTGCACAGTCACACGTTGGTCTATCGTTTGACTATGCAGAAGCAACAGCAGACATTAATGCTCTTGGACCACTTCGTATTCTTGAGGCTATTAGATTACTTGGTCTTAATACAAAGTTTTATCAGGCATCAACATCTGAAATGTTTGGCAAGGTACAAGAGATACCACAATCAGAAACAACAGATTTCTATCCACGCTCTCCATATGGTGTAGCAAAGCTTTATGCTTATTGGATTACTAAGAACTATCGTGAGTCTTATGGAATGTTTGCTTGTTCTGGGATTCTTTTTAATCACGAATCTCCAAGGCGTGGTGATAACTTTGTTACGCAAAAAATTGTAAAGGGACTACACGCTATCTCTAATAAACAACAGGATTGTCTATATCTTGGCAACATAGATGCTATGCGTGATTGGGGTCACGCACAAGACTTCATTGAAGCTATGTGGATGATTCTACAACAAGAAGAACCAG